ATCTTTTCTAAAGATGCTTTAACTTCATCTGGAGTAGCACGAGGAAACTTAGAATCAATACTTACTGCTGCCGCAACTGCTTCACGTTCTGCAGGGGTTAGTGCACGAACTTTACATTTTAGTACACTAAGGTTGTATTCTACGTTAAAAACTGCTTCACCTGTTTTTACTTTTTTAAATACTATATCCCAACCTGTATCAAGGTCAGTAGGGTCTCCTAAATCTTCTGCCGCATCCATAATCTGCCCAAAAAGCTTTTTCTTGAGATTAAGTGCTTTAACTTTTCCGTCTGTAGGGTCAATACAGTTAATCGAGTAAGACCAGCTGCATTTTTTATCTGGATAGTAGCTAGGAACGTGATCAACTTCTACGTTCGTAAACTTCTCCTTCTCCCTATCGAATGACAAGCACTCTACAGGTATATCTTTGTTATTTGTACCTTTAAGCCAGTAAACGTAGCGGGGTAGTACACCACCAACTAAACGTACTGAGTTATCTCCATCTTTATAAGCGTACGAGTCTACTTTGCTGCTTACTGCTTTACCTTTAGTTCCGGCAAATGATAATGACATAATTATTCCTATTCGTATTTAAATTTAATTTGATTACCTTCTATTTCTAGTAAGGGGTTAGTTTTTATCTTATCCAAATCAATGTCTGGAAAGAATGATAAATCTAGTGTAGTTTGTTTGTATAGTTTGTAGTTGGTGTAATCCCTTCTAGCGCAGAGTTTTATATATTGCACAATATACGCAATATCTATATTTTTTAAAGTGAAAACGGGGGCAGGGTTGCTTATAAACGAATGTCCTTTTAATGATACTGGGCTTGGTTTATATTTTGTCCTACTATTACGAGGTACATCTCCTGTGAAATGATACATTAATAATGCCAGCAGTTTATACGGCTCGCCTGCCGCTTGTCTCTCCAGAGTTTCTAGGTTAAAAAATAACACTGTTCCTGCCTCCCGAATATATATTATACCACTATTGATACCGATGTGCAAGAGTAAATTTTAGCATCTATAGCTATACTGCCTGTATTTTCCACCCCTTACTGAGGTAAAATGCTAAACGAGCAGCGTTCTGCCGTTTCTCTGCCCAACTACTAAAGTTTAAGTCTAGTACTAATGGCTCGAGTTTGTCTTCTCCAAGACGCATAATACGCCCAATGATTTGTTCTAACTGTATAGGGTTTGCTGTTGGAACTGCTAAAATTACACAACTAAGAGCGTTGCAACTAATCCCCTCTGAGAAGATTTGAGTTGACCCAACAATACACCGTTTTTCTCTTGTTTCAACTTGTGCAAGCAGTCTTTTTCGTTCTTCATAATCCGTTTCCCCAGTAATACAGACAGCATCATCCCCTATAAACTCCCTTACTTTAGTTAGAAATTCTACTCGATTTGCTACTATTAATACACTATGTCCCTTAGCAATTTGAACCTTAGCTAAAGCAGCTACAAACTCTTGATAGTCTTCATCGTATAACAGAATATTAATTTTCTCAACGTATGTCTTTCCTGCAGGTAGTTGGATACCTGTAGGAACAATTCGTACACTGGGGTTCATGGTATGACTTTGAGGGGGCGTTATTACATGAGAGCCAAAGTAATCTTTTAGTACAACGTGTTTACCATCTGTGCGAACCAACGTCCCACTGAGCCCAATACGGTACCTGGCGTATGAAGCATCTACAATAGTTGCAAAGGTTGTAGCAGGGCAGTGGTGACACTCGTCCAAAATAAGAGTCCCAAATTCTTTGGCTAGCTGTGGCATAAGTTTAGTAACTGTCTGGACGTTGCCTACTACTATACAATGGTCTTCAATGTCAAACTTTCCCGAACCTATGATACCTGCTTCAATTCCAAATAACTCTTTAATCTCGTCCAACCATTGGTCACGAAGCATTGTAGTGTGAGTAATTACTAGCGTCTTCTGTCCGAATTTTCTAGCAAGGTGTAGCGCTGTAAATGTCTTTCCCCAGCCGACTAGTGCGTTTACTAGGCATGTATCACTAATTTCGTCATACACTAAAAGTTGGCCCTCTCTTAACTCATGCTTAGGCAAAGGAAAAGGAACTTCATGAAATACCCTCTTATCAAGAATCTCTAGCCCTTCTGGTATTAAATCAAGTCTACCTTGGGGTATAGATATAATCCCTTGAGGTAACATCTTATAGTTTTTTATAATCTCAATAGGGACAAACTTATTCTTAGCTCCGGTAGCATGCTTCTTTTCGATTTTATAAGTTAAAGTATTTATGATACGCTTTAGCTCGTCATTATCTCTAGGTTTAAAGTATATACGATTACTAAGAACTGCTTTTTGGGTTTCACTCATATTTTCCTAGTCGTATCTTTATGTTGTTCTGTATAAATCCCATATAGTATATGGCTATTGCTTAGCACTAACAGCCCTGCATGTGTAACTACGTCGGTAGGCGCAAACAAAACCTTGAAGCGCGTATTCATCCCTTGCACGCATATTATTGCCCCACCTGCCGGTAGCCGTATAACTTCCGTAATACGCTTAAATACTAGCTTTACAGTTACTGTCTTTTTATACTCAAAAACTCTGCCTGCTGAATCTATAAAACATACTCTAGCCTTAGCAAGTTTAAGGAAGTCCCCTATAAAGAAGATTGCGGAACTTAGTTTCTTTAGGGTCTTTCCCTCGGCCTGCATTGCTAGCCTTCTTCGTCCTAAAGTTGGCTCTGGTCGGTTTTTATCGTCTACGAAAGTCATTTTGTACTCTGCGTCAGAGTATTCTGTATCCATTCCGAAAAGAAAGAAGCTAACTCCATTTTCAAACATAGGCATCTCATTCCCTATTTTGTACACAGGGAATGAAATGTTATTTATATGCACTGAAAATACCTAACCAATATATTCCTCCTACAAGTAGGCCAGTATACGCGGGGGTTAGGTCTAAACCTTCTGATAGCGCTAGGCCTACGAATATACTCCCTAGTACTAGAATCAATAATGAACCATTAGTCGTTTTCATCTAAATTAACCTCCACAGCTATTTCTTCTTTTTCAATCTTAATAAGGATTCCATCCTCTAACCTGTACACTTTATCAAATTTACCGAACGAGTAATCTTGACCAATTTCTTGGTCTACTCCAATTGGAGTACCTGCAATAGTGCAACCCCGGTCTTTCTGCATACATTCTTTTAGTATTTTGCAATATTCCTCTATGTGTTCGTCTTTTACTAGAGCAACTACGGAGTCGTGTACAAGCATAAAGATTTTAGCATCTAAATGTCCAATACTATCTGCAGTATCCATAGCTCCTAACAAGTTTACATCTGATGCCCAAGACTGAATCTCAGCGTTAATACCACTACGAACTTCGTGAGCAGCAATACCTTTATCTTGTGAGAAAACATTCATAAGCCTGCGCTTACGTCCAAAGAAACTATAAGTATAGCCGTTCGCTTTAATAAACTGTTCACGGTCTTTCAACCACTTCTTTAGTTTCTTGAACCTATCGAAGTAAGACTCAATATCATTTTTAGCTTGTATCAGGGAGTAGTACTCACCCGTGGCTTTAGTAACAGTTTCAGCCACTTTCTTTGGGCCACTACCATACAAAATACCAAAGGAAATTGCTTTAGCACTCTGACGCATTGCGGGGTAAAGACTCTTTACAAGTTCTACCGCACAAGGTAGATTAAATACCATCTTAGCAATAGTTGAGTGAAAGTCGCCACCAGAACTAAATACCTTCATCAGTTCAGTATCCCCCGATAGAATAGCCGCACCATACATTTCAGCGGTTGCTAAGTCCTGGGATACAATCTTGTAGCCTACGGGAGCTTGGATGCATCCTTTAATAATTGGATTATCTCGTGGAATCTGTTGAGCATTGAATTTGCCACTACTAGATAAACGACCTGAAGTAGTAAATATAAGATTAAAATTAGTTCGTATGCGGCCATCGTTGTCTAGCTCCGGTAAGATTTTATTAACATAGGTATTTTGAATTTTACCCAATTGACGTACTTTAAGAATACTTCCTGGTAAAGGATGCTGCTCGCTCAATTCGGTCAAAACTTCTACATCGGTGCTTAAAGCACCAGTTGCAGTAAGTTTACCAGTTGGAGTCAACTTGCAGTAATCGAACAGAACTTTACGCAGTTGTTGTACTGAGTTAGGGTTAAAGATTTTATCATTATCTTTTTCAAATGCTTGAACTTCGGGAAATGCGTAAACTTCTTCTTTAGCTTCAAGAATCCACTTGGTCAGGTACTGTCCCGCCCCTGACATTCTGTCTTTACTAATAGGGATACCGACTTCTTCCATATCCATTAGGAACATAGTTCCACGAAGTAGAAGGTTATTGTAAACCCAGAGGAGCCTATCGTTCTTTTGTATAATAGGCCAGAATTTATAAAACAATTCTAGGGTTACTGCTGTATCAACCGCAGCATAGGTACTAATTACCTCATAAGGGATAAGGTCATAGGTGAAGTCAGCTGCTAGAATTCCATTTTGGGAGCAGTAAGACTTTTTAAACGCGTCTAGTTCTGCGTCATAGTCGCCGTAATCTGTGTATTTAAGAGCAAGTGGCTTTAGCCCGTGCCCTTCATTTTCATCTAGGACATAGTGCATTGTCATAGTATCATGTAAACGAGTGCGACTAAACTTTAGCCCTAGATGATAAGCTATCATTTTGTAATCGAATTTCAAATTGTGGAATACGATAACGTACTTGTCCAAAATTTGTTGAAGCACTTCGATATGTTCTTCCCCCATGCAATCTGTAAGAATATACCTACCATGCTTGGGTTTATAGGAAATTGACAGCCCAAGTACGTACCCGTCACGGGGGTAAAGACAAGTGGTTTCTGTATCTAAGGCTACGGCTTCCGCATTAGAATTTAGTACTTCTAGCAGGAACTCCATAGCTTCAGCCGAGGAGTTTATACCTCCAAAATCGCCCGTCTTAGACGAGTCTGTAATCCTACCTTCCACATAACCATTAATCTTAGCAACTGTGCGCTCAAAGTCAACCTTGCCTTCAGGCTTAAATATGAGCATTGCCGGATTAGACATACAAACAAATTTTCCATCTTTTAGCACCCCCGCGTGGTTTGTTACGCTTGTAATTTTCGCGTATTCTTTCGCTGCCTCACTACCTACAAGGATAACAAGGTCGTAATATTCTAGGTCTATTTCAAGAGTAACGTCCTTCTTGAGCAATTTCGTCATAGGCACTTGGCTCATATGAAAATGCTCGTAGTCAAACGCGAAATACTGAGTGTAGTTATTTCGCGAAGGGGCTTTATCAATTATACAGATTTTTTTCATTTAATCTCTCAGGCTGCTTACTTCTTGATTTAAAACCATTATATCATTTTCCGCAGAAGATAGTTCTTCCTGTAGATAGGTTATTTGACCTTTTAAATACTTAACCTCTTCCCTCAAGTCAAATATCAGGTCGTCTTTAACTGGGTCACTTGGTATAATCATTTTTTAA